TGAATAGTAAAATCTTTCATAGATCAATGGTTTTGACTTTGTGCATGTTGTAATGCGCTGCAACAGCTGACCAGCATCACCAGCTGACATGACTTCAAGTGTGAAGGATGTTGCTGTTGTGACAGGGCTGTTCACATATCCAGCTGTTGTTGAAGCATTCCCTGAATAGGTGTTTGGTGTCATGATGGTGTCCAAATCAGTTCCGCCTGCAAGAACGGGCTGAAGGATGCCACCGCTGAATTTTGTTTGAAATCCAATATCAAAAACACCTGCAAGTTCTGCAATCTTACCAATTGCCATTCCAAGACCACTTGCCAGCCAATGCATAAGCGTGAACCCTGTTGAAACACTGGTTGTCTTTGGAATTGAATCAAAATCATCTGTTGCAATAACTTTGATGTCATAACTTGAACCTGTGTCAGCTTCAAAGATGCAGGTTGCATATGCCACTGAATAAACATCTGTATAATCTGCATCCAGTTCAGCTTCCTTGAAAGCATCATCATCTTCAGATGATTTCTTGTATAGAACTTTATATGAAGCACTGTTTTTGTTGTTCAACGCTGTCACCATTGCTGAAAATGTCACTTTTGCATATTCACCTTTGTCATTTTCAGTTCCATCTTCATCACATCTGTGAACAGCCAATGATTCAATTATTGGCTTTGAATAATCCAGAACAGTCAATGTTTTGCTTGCAGAACCGCTTCTTCCACGTTTATCTTTGACAGTTGCCTTGACCGTCAAATCACCATAAGATGCAAGAACATCTGTTGTGAATGATGCCGCTGTGTATGTCGCACCATTTGCTGTTGTGCTATATGAAGCAATGTCTGATTCATATGATTTGGTTGCAGTGACAACAACTTTGAATTTTGACAGCCCTTTGATATATCCACCATAAGTGTCTGAATATCCTGTTGGATCAGTGACCGCAAGTGAACAGGAAGGCTTGACACTGGAAGGAATTGAACACGTTACTGTGTACGAATTTGAACCAACGCTTGTGCTTCCATTGTAGGTTGTGATGGTGTATTTCACAGAAACTGATGTTCCTGTTGTGTTTTCACTAGCCCATGCAATAGGTGGTGTGAATTCAATGCTTGTATCTGTTGATTTTGTGCAAATCGTTTTTGACTGGTCACCGCAAGTTGCCACAATGGTATGTGTGAAGCTGGTTGACTTCCTTGTGACTGTCAATGTTTGTGCAGTTCCAAGTGTTCCAGTCTCAACTGACAGTGTGGATTTTCTTGGTATATTGGTCAGTGTGAATGTTTTTGAACCAGTACAGTTCACACTGGAAACATAAACAGCCGCCTGAATACTAATTTTGAAATCAGCGTCACCATTGCTGTCATGTGTAACAGTGAATGTTCCAGTTTTTATTGTTCCAGTGTATCTTTCCACTCTGGAAGTTTTGCTATAACTTGTTGTACCGCTTAACGTGTTATCACTTGTTATATTTACTTTTAATGTTCGTTCTGCATACCATGACGAATTGCCGCCAACAGCTTTCAATGTCCAGCTGACTGTTGACTTATTGGTATCAACAGACTGTGTTGCTGTCCAGCTGACTGTGTAATATCTGCCATCATATTTCCCTGTGCTGACTGAACCGCTTGTTGCCATAATTCATCACCCCTATTCTTCCAGTGTCACAACACTGTCTGTTATATCAACACCGCCCATTGTGACTTTTACACTTTCCAATGCATAACCATCATCAGGTGTGATTGTTGCTGAATAGCTTGAACCTTCTTCAATGCTTGTTGCATTGTTGGAAGTTGTCGCATTTGTCAGGTTGTTGGTGATGGAATATGTGATGATAACACCTTTCACTGTGAATGTTGTTGTCAGTCCTTCATAAGAAACAGTGATTGTGTTGCTTCCTTCTGCAATTTCACCGCTTAACGTGTAACCTGTCACATTGGATGTTGAACCATCAGAATATGTTGCTTTCACTGTGATTCCTGTTAAATCAGACAAGGCTGTTCCAACTGCCACATCACCGCCAGAATATGTTGCTGTAATTCCAGTCACTTCAGCATTTTCAACAGTATCATCACCAGTTTCTTCATCCTGCTTTTCTGATACATACAATTTTGCAACATTAGATGTCACCGAATCACCGTCTGAATCCGTAACAATACACTGAACATATAATGTGTATGAAGTAGCATCTTCTGTTGGTGTGATGGAATATGTGTCTGTTGTGACAGCATCAAACCATGTTGAACCTTCATCCATGCTATATTGCCATAGATAGGTCAATTCATTTCCTGAAGCAGTGATTGTGAATGTTCCAGTTTCACCAGCTGTGACTTGAATGTTTTTAGGCTGTGTTAAAATAACAATAGATTTTCCACCTTTGTTGTCAACCTTCAAGAAGGACAATGAACCGTCACTTCTTGGAACAAAAGCAAAGTTCCCAAACTGTGCCCTTTCATTTACCTCAACAACAATGTTTCCTGTGTGGAAGTTTTCACCATCCCACCATCCGAATGCAACACCATTTTTCTTGAATATGATCATGTCATTATCAATGGAAAGTGTGATTGCACTTTCACCGCTTTTTATAACAAGACCGTCAATTGTGAATTCAAAATACTTTGAAAGTGTTGTGTTTGTTTCCTGCAAATCTCCATTCACATTTTCAATCTGTGTGGTTGTTTCTGTGAACTTCAATTCCATTTCATCAGCCATCAATTTAAGTGATGCTTCAACAGACTGTTTGAACTCTGAAAAATCACCTGTTTCAATGAATGTTTCCATTGCTGAAAGAATAAGTTCTTCACAAGTGTTTATCAGTGTTGTGCTTTGGATCACCATCTGTTGCTTCACTTCTGTTGTTTCTGTTCTGTTTGCTTCAACATCTTTGATGACTTCTTCAATTTTTTGAATGTTGTCAGAATGTTCCTTGTTGTTCTGGTCAGTCAATGTCAGCTTTGTTCTGCCAACAGTGATCTTTGTGTTTTGTGGATTCAGCAAATCAATGTCCAGCTTTGTCAAATCAAAAGAATCCACAATGTCATGTGGCAAAGAATTCACATTGATTTTTCTGTAAATCCTGAAAGAACGGATTTCTTCATCTGTGAAATGAAGGTCTGCTGCTGTGATTTCCACTGTGTCTAGCAGCATGATCCCTTGTGTTATCAGCCATTCTGTACCTTTTGACAACAGATTGTTTGCTTCTGAAACATCTTCCCATGTAGTTTCAGAAACAGGTGCACAAACCCAACCAAATTCTTCAACCGCTGAAACGCTGTATAATGCATGAAGCCCATTTGGAAGCGTGATTTTCACAATGTCATCAGTGATATATCCATCAGCAATGCTTTCCAATGTTAGCTTCACCTTTTTTGTGGTGGATGTTGTTTCAGTTTCTGTTTCACCTTCTTCTGAAGCTGTTTCTGTTTCTTCTACAACATCTATTTCTGCACCGATTGGAATAATTGCTGAATAGGTGGTGGATGCATCTGATTCATGTTTCAAATCAAGCAGATTCTTTTCAAAATCAATATCCTGTGTGTTGGTCAGTGTGAATTCCGACAAATAATCAATGTAATTTCCATCTGTTTCATACCTGATACAAAGATAACCACCAAGTGCTGATTCAAACAGTTTTGATTTCAGTTCTTCCCATGTGTTAGGAAGATTTGAATTCGACCTTGTGATGTAATTGTTTGGATCAGAAACAGTGACATTTCCAAGAATAAATTTCTGCCAATCCTGAACCTGACTGTTGTGATTGTCAAGAAACCATTTCAGGAAGAATTTCACCACGTTTCCTGATTCAGCTTCTGCAATATAATCAGCATCTTCCAGAAAGTCTTCAGGGAAATTATAAGCAGGTACAATGGAATCATTAAAAAAAGCCATTGCCCCTTCAAGGTCAACAGCTTTTCCGTTATAAAAATCCCTTGTATGTTCTGTCATTCGCCCCCTGAAAAGTACACCTATTTCATCAGACACTTCAAACATAGATTTTTTTGTTTTAAGTTTCCCATAGTAGGGATGATTCTTGTAAATCGTGAAAGAACCTTCACCAACTGTGTTTGTTTCAACTTTCACTTTTGGATTCACAAGAATCAAATTTTCATCCCTTAGATCAAGAAGGGGATATTCGTCACATTTTACCTGATACATGCTACAATTCCCCTTCCTGATATTTGAATGTTATTGTTCCGCTTCCTGACAGTTTCAGAATATTGTTTCCTTCTGTGAAGTAAACATCAAGAATTTTATGTGTTCCTGCACTCAATGTCTTTGCTACACTTCCAAACACAACAACAGTGTTGTCAGCTGTGCAAGTGATTTCAGGAACAACAGATTTCCTTCCATTCTTCAACGAAACTGTTTGTTCTGTTGCTGTCAGTGCAAATGTTGCCACTGTTTCATTCTTCTTCAGCTTGTAAGGGCTGACAGTTGCTGTGACAACTATCTGAAGCAGCCTTCTGTCCTGCAAATATTCATTCACTGTGCATCTGCCTAAATAATAGAATTCATCATCCTTGTCCAAGATGATTTTGCAGTGTTTCCCATTCAGTGCATTTGACACCTGTGTTTTCTTTTCATCAAATGTCATGTCACTAGATGGATTCACTGTGAATGTGAATTTGCAAGGTCTGTCATAATATTTCACTTCACCATGTGCTTCAGTCAGATCAAGTGATCCATTCCCACCAGCCAGATCAACATAATTTGTTTTAGGCTGTGCTGGTGGGATGTGAACACCATCCTGTGCAAGAAAAAGGTCAAGATCATAATATGAATGAATATCATCAAAATAAATTCCCAATGCTTTCATTTTATCTTCCCCTATCCTTTCTTGCTTTTATCCTTCCAAGTTCCAAATCCATTGCAGGTGCTAATCTTCCAACCAGTGTTCCATCATCAAGAACCAAATTCATGTTCATCAATGCATCAAGCACCTGTGGGAAGTAGTCACAAAGAATGTCAATGATCTTCTGCAAATAGTACACTAGATCAGCATTCTGTGATGAAACAGCTGACTGGATCATTCTCATGACTGTTGTTGTTCCACCAACCAATTCACTTCCTGCACCGTCACCTGCACCCCTTGCTTTTCCTGTTACAGAATCAAAAGCCCACACAGTAGGCTTTGTCAGGATTTTTGGTGTGTTCATAGCATCTCTATACCACTTGATAGAAAACTTAGGAAGCGAACCAGCACCGCCAATTCCATATGGTGCTTTTCCACCGCTGACACTAATGTGTGGAAGTTTCAGCTTTGGAAGTGACCAACTGAAATTGAATGCGCTTTTCAGCTTTGAAACAGCACCAGAAACCGTTGATTTTGCAGATTCCATGACACTGCTGATCTTGGATTTGATGCTGTTGAATTTTTCTGACACAGTTGAATATGCACCACTGACATTTGATGAAATTGTTGATTTCATGCTGCTGAAAGCTGATGATGCTTTGCTTTTTGCACCTTCAACAGCTGATGACACCTTGCTTTTCAGTGAATTGAATTTTTCACCTGCACTGGATGCAGTGCTGCTTGCATAGCTTGTCACCTTGCTTTTCAGTGATGAAAAAGCAGATGAAGCTTTGTCTTTTGCTGAAGAAAATGCTGAAGATGTTTTTGACTTCAGTGATTCCCATTTTGAAGACACGCTGCTTTGAACAGATGATGCTGTTGATGACACCTTTGACTTCAGTGTGTTCCATGTAGAAACAGCTTTGTCTTTTGCAGAACTGAATGCTGATGAAGTTTTTGACTTCACAGAATCCCATGCTGAAGACACTTTGCTTTTCACTGTGGATGCAGCTGAAGTGACTTTTGATTTCAGTGTATTATACGCTGAAACAGCCTTGTCTTTCATATTGTTGAAAGCATTGACCACACCATCTTTGAAGCTAGACACAAGACCTTTCACCTTGCCCCATAAGCCTGCAAAGCAATTTACTATTCCATCAATAGTGTCAGGAACAATGCTGTGACCAACTAATGTGTCCCACAAGCCTTTAAAGAATCCAACTACACCATCAACAAATCCCTGAAGGAATCCAGAAACAGCATCCCACAAGCCACCAAACACTTTGCAGACACCATCCCAAATTCCTTGCAATGCTTCTTTGCAAAGATCACCGTTCAGTGTGAAAATGCCAACAATTAACTGGAAGACACCGCTGACCACCTGAATGATACCTGAAAAGGCTGTTGCAAATCCTGAAATTGCTGAAACAATTCCATTGATCGCACCGACTGCAAGACCGAATGCAGCCACGAATGCACCGCCTAAAATGCCAGCCACACCTGAAAGGGCTGATTTCAGTGATTCCCAAATTGGCATAAGTGCATCACGCAATGCAGGAAGCAGATTTTCTGTGATTACAGACCAAACCTGTTGGAATGCATCTTTGATTGTTTGAAGCGGCTCTGACAGATTTTGAAGACTTGACAGCAGATTGTCACGAATCAAAGTGACAAGTGGTTCAAGATTGTCCCACAATCGCCCTGCAAAATCAGCAAATTTCTGAAATCCATCCCTTGCAGCTGTGATCTTGTCATTCAGCCATTGCAGCGCACCTTTTGCAAGATCACCAGCTTTTGCTGTCAGCTTGTCAAACCAATCTGAAGCACCAGAAGCAGCTGTTGAAAATGCGCCTGACAATAAATCTGCAACAGGCTGGAACTTTTCTTTCAGTTCACCAATTGCATCCCTGACACCCTGACCTGCTTTTTTCAGATCATTGAATGCACCAACCAGATTCTTCTGGATTGCATCAATGACAGGCTGACATTTCTGAACAATGCTGTCCCATGCTTCTGAAAGTCTGTCTTTCAGCTGACCTGCTGCTTCTTTCATGGTGTTAAAACCATTAACAAGACCATCTTTCAGCTTGTTTATAAAATTCCTGAAGGTTTCACTCTTTTGGTATGCAGCAACAAATGCAGCCACCAAAGCACCTATTGCCAAAACCACAAGCGTGATAGGTGATGTGATAAATGCCATTACTGCACCAAAAGCTGTTGAAGCTGCTGTTGCAATTCCTGCTGCTATACTTGCAGCATTTAATGAAAGGACATAAGCACCTATCGCAACACCAACAGTTGCAAAAGCAATTCCAATGACAGTCATTGTTGTCTTGTGTTCTTTTGCCCACTTGATTGCATCCTGTGTCTTTTCACTAAGACCTGCAACCGCTGAAGCTAAACTTTTAACAACACCAACTGCTTTTGGAAGGATAGCCGCACCAATAACAGCTTGAAAATCTGTCCATGCTTGTTTCAGGTTTCCTGTCACATTTGTCCATGTGTCAGATTCCCTTGCAGCCTGTCCGAGTGCGCCTGAAGCTTTGTTTGCATCTTCAACCATCTTCAACAGTGTCAGCTGTTTCTGTGATTCTGAAAGTTCATTGAATGATTTTCCATACAATTCATTTGCAGCTGCATTTCTTGTGGTTTCAGTACATGAAAGACCAAGTGCAGCATCATTTTCATAATTACCTTTCAGGAATGACTGAAGACTTTCTGTTGTGTCTTCCAGTGATCTGTCATAAAAGGCAGCACTGTCAGCAACAGCAACCATTGCCCTTTCAGAAAGTGAAAGTGCATCTTCAGTGTCCATTCCTGTTGTTTTCGCAAATGCTGCAATCTTTGTGAAGCTTCCCTTCATTCTGTTTTCAGAAATACCAGCTTCATTTGCGATCCCTGAAAGGCTTTTGCTTGCTTTGCCTTCCAAATCTCCAAACACCTGTGAAAACTGTGATTCCATTGCACTTGCATCTGCTGCTGCCTGAACACATCCAAGACCAAAATCTTTTATTTTATCAACAGCAAGGAATGTTCCAATTGCTGCACCGATCTTTGCAAAGCTTCCAACCATGCTGTTTCCTGCGCCTTCAGTGCTGGATTTCATGTCTTGTGATGCTTTGCGCCATGCCTGACTGGTGGACATCCCCTGTGCTTTATATTCATTTACTTTTGCTTTCAAACTGGAAAATGATGATCCAGTTTGTTTGTTTGAACTTTGCGTGGATTGATTGCTTTTCCCAATATCATTTGCAGTTTCCTTTGCCTTTGATGATGTTTCAGCAAGATCACTGTTTGCTTCTGAATTGTCAATTGCAATCTTTCCAAGCAATTTAAACAGTTCCATCTATAACTTCACCCCCTGTGTTTGGATTGAAGTTTTTCAGAATGTCCATAGAATCTTTTACGGTTGTTTCAATTGTCCTTTTTGACATGCTCTGATTTTCCTTGTTTGCTTTGATGTCATTCTTGAATTCCTGATATGTGCCTTCCCACACTTTGTGCAAGAAAAATTCCCAATCAAGCTGATCTTCCCTTTCTTGGTTGATCGTTTGAATGAATTCAGAAACAAATTCAGCAAATCTGCATGTCTGGATCATTCCATCCATAAAAAAACATGGATCAGAATATCGTTTTGATACCTGATCCATGAATTGAAAGTCACCTATTTGAACAATTTTGAAACAACCTTGATAAAATCCTTGAATTCTTCTTTCTTGATGAAGTCAATGATCATTTCCATGAAGATTGTCATGTCTAAATCTTCCACTTCTTTCACTGCCATTCCTGACACGCTTGAAAGCATCTGATAGATTTCATTTTCACATTTTGGAAGATTTCCAAGGATCACATTTGCAATTTCTAAAATCACTGTGATTCCAACAACTGATGTGAAATCAACATCTTCTGCACTTTCACCTGTGAATGATGCAATCATTTTCTTGATCCCATCCTTTTCAAAGCAAGCAGTGAATTCATTCACACCAATCTTTCCAATGATTTTTGACATCAGGAAAACATCTTTTGATTTCAGCTGTCTGAATGTGTATGGTTTTTTGACTTCCATTTCAGTTGCTTCTTCTGTTTTCATTTCCTGATCTTCAATTTTTGTTTCCATCATAGTTGTTTCTGACATTGTTCAAATCTCCTTTTCTATTTACTTTCTTTTTTAACTTCAGCAGCTGGTTTCACAACTTCAACATAGTTTCCAGAACGCTTGATTTCTCTGTATCTAGCATCTGTGATTTCCATTGTTTCACCAGTTTTGTGCTGTTTCCCTGTGTATCTGTCAGTGAATTCTTTGATGACCTTAACTTTGATTTTTTTCATAGTTTAGCCCCCTTACACAGTTGCAGCTTTTGGATAATAGATTCTAATTGGAACTCTGTCCAGATCAGTGTCAATATCTCCATAAGCTGTGAATGTTGCTTTGATCACTGAATTTTCCTTGTTCTTTGGATCAAGCTGGAAGCCTGACTTGCAAAGCGCATAATCCATGATGATGATGATCTGTTTTGACTGATCTGCTGTATAACCAACAAATCCAAGGTTTTCAACATAATCACCTGCAACAATTGCATTCTTTGTCTGGATGCAATCGAATCCTTCAACATATCCTTCAGATTCTGCATCAAGGATTTCACCAAGTGTTGTCATCTTCAGGATGTCAGCATTGATTTCTGCAAAGTTTACTTCAGCTTCACCTGTGCCGCCCTGCATAACTGCAAGACCCATTGCAAGTGCTAAAGCACCATCAATTTCAATGTCTTTGACTTCAGGTGCTAATTTGATAGATGAACCACCAGAAGTTGCACCAAGAACAGTTCCATTCCATCCTGTGCCTGCTTCATATTTCAGTCCTTTGAACCATGTACCTGCACCCAAAGGAATATTTGAAGGTGTGTCTTTTGTGATTCCATGTTTTGCTAATGCCATAATTCCTTAAACCCCTTTCCATACTTTGATCTTTAGGTTTATTTGTATCTTTTTCAAATCCGCTTCCCCTGTTGGAATATAAAAAGCACCATCAAAAAAGACTGCGATTGATCCGCTGTCTGTCTTTGCCCTTAATCCATTGATAGGATCAAAGTGCTTTTCAATTTTTTCTTTTACCGTTTCAAGGTCAAGATAGTTCCCCCTGTGGAAGCCCAAAAGAAACATTGTTGTTTCTCTTTTTCCGTCTTCTGTGGTGAATTCATCAGGTGTTGGAAGTTCACCCACAAAATAAGGATATTTTATTTCAGATGTCCATTCACCGAATTCATAAGGAACTGAAAGAATGTCCATCTGTTCATTGATGAATTTTAATTTGTCCATTTTACAGTCCTTTCAATGCTTCCTGAATACGTTGAATGATCTTTGATTTCAGGCTTGTGTATGCCTTCCAGAATGCCCTTGAAGGCTTTTTCCCATGTGTGAAATGCCATACACCTGTTTCATCTTCATAAGCCCAACCGCCTTTGCGACCATTGCCCTGAAGCGCATGTTCACCTGTTCCAAATTCTTCCCATATTGCATTCTGATCACTTGATCCAATGATTGCTTCATACTGTCCTGCAATGAATGATCCTGTCACCCTGTGTCTGAAGCTGCTTTTGGTCTTTCCTGTGTCAACCCTTGTGTTTCTTTTCACAGCTGATTCAAGTTCACCTGCAACTTCTTCCAGAACAGCATCAACTTTGTCATCAATAGCAGATTGCACATTGATTGTATAGTCTTCAAAGATCACATCATTAGCCATTCCAAGCACCTACTTTTCGCAAGTAGATTTCCAGCTGTTCATCCATTTCATCAGGATTGTCAATCAGCAATACATCATACACAAAGCCCTTGATGATCATTCTTGTGTCTTTACCAGCCAATGAATAAACACCTGCATCATAGTCTGACAAAAACACATGTGTTGATTCTTCAATCTTTGCATTGAAATTCTGATATTTGCTGTCACCATTCTGAAGACCAAGCCAGCCAAAAAGGTTGGTCATGTTCACCCATTCAGCAACAGGTTCACCAATTGCATTTTTGCCGCCTGATGTCTTTATCTGTACAATTCCATTGATATTGCCGCCAATATTAGCCATGTTAGCACCTAACCTTTCTATATGCCTTCAGACATCCCAAAAGGCTTGCAGGATAGCCCATGACTTGATTACCAGCATCCTGATTGAAGTATGTCACTGAATGTCTTGACAGTGTTTCAAATTGGATTCCAACCTTTGAACGATTATTGATTTCCCATTCCATCAAATTGATGCAGCAATCAATCACATCAGCAGGATATTCCACTTTTGTGACAAGCACACCTTCTTCATCAAGGATGTCTTTGTCAATTCCAATGGATTCGCCTGATGCTTCTATCACTGTATAAATTCCATTGCTATACATTGATTCAGTGATCTGAACAGTGTCATCAATTTTAAAGAAATCATTCTCTTTAAACACAAGAAGACCGCCAACAATGTCAGCAGTCTTTCTGTGTGTTCTTTTTTGGAAGTTGTTGTTGGTGTATGATCTGATGGTCTGTTCAATTGCATTCAGTTTTCTTTCAATCTTTGCATCTGACCAGTCTTTGAAATCAATCAGCTTCTTAATTTCTTCAACAGAAATAATCATAAGGGAATCCCTCCTTTCTTATTCTGCTTTTTTCCTTGTCTTTGTGGTGTTTTTCACCACTTCAACATATTTTCCTGCTGCCTGAATTTCTTTCAAACGTGCTTCAGTCACTTCAATGATTGTGTTTGGTTCGTTCAGCTTACCAGTTTCTTTGTCTTTGAATTTCATTAAAACTTTAACCTTCACGAATTACACCCCACTAAACTGTTGCTACTTCTGCACATTTTAAGATGACAACTTTTGCTTCATTTGTGAGTGCAGGCATACCATGAGCAGTGCAAATGATATTGTCAGCAACACCTGCTTCACGCTGATGTTCAACAAGATTTCCACGCTTCATGAAATATGTGATTGCTGGAAGATCATCTTCTGTTTCACTGTCATTGTTTAACTTAATGATTGGGTTGTAATAAACACCGTCTTCACATTTTACCTTGTTTGATACAACAACATCACATCCTGCAATTCTACCGATTGCACCAGATGCAAGAACACCAGCCTGATATTTGTCAGCTGACAAGAAGTCAGAATCAAGTCTAAGCTGTGTTTTCTGCTTGCTGTGGATTAAGATGACTTTGTTGCTTTCTTCTTCTTCTGCAAACATATCAACACCGTTTACAATGTTCGCATATGAAATCACTGATGCTGAACCATCATAAACATTTTTTGATTCATAAAGGACTTCAACCCTGTCATTATCAAGTTTTTCACTGATAGACAATGCAATCTGATTTGTTGCTGTTCCCATTGGGTTGCCATATCCAGAAAGCTGTGCTTCATCTGTAAGTCTGACACCTTTACCAATTTTCTTGATGCCATATTCAGCTGTTGTGAAAGCCATCTTTGTTGTGTCGATTGGATCACCTTCAGCATAATCTTCAGCTGCACCAATATATCCCCATCTTGGAATTGTTACAGTTGAACCAGCATTTCCTTCAAGTGTGTTATCCACTTTGATATAACCTGTCATGACTGCTTTCTTTTCAACTTTTGCATTGATCATGTCACTGACAACCTCTGGATCAAATACATCACCATTTACTAAAGTAGTTGTTTTTGTTAAATCTGCCATAATTCATTACCCTTTCATCATTGTGTCATAAAGTTCTGGATTGTTTGCTTTCAATTCAACTCTGGATTTGTAGCCCATTTTGTTGAATTCTTCTTTTGTCAATCCTTTGTCATTATTGTTTGGATCAGGCAATCTGTTTGGATCAACCTTTGGTGCTTTCTTGGAATCAAACTGATTTGGATGCTGTGTCTTCAGACCTGCGATCATTTCATCAACACCTTTGATGTGACCATCATCACCAAGTTCCAGCTTTTCACCCTTGCTGTTCAGTTTGTAAATCAAATAATCAATGTCATCTGATTTCGCACCAGCTGCAAGCATTGCAACCTTTAATTCAGAATCAATCTGTGTCTGTTTCAACTGTTCCTGAAGCTGTGAAACCTGTGTTTCATATGCTGTCACTTTCCCCTGAAGTTCTTCATTGCCCTTTGTGCCTTTTTTCAGATCAGCAATCAGCGTGTTTGCAGTGTCAAGTTCTGTGGTTTTCCCATCCAGCAAAGCCTGAAGTGCATCATGTTTTGCTTTGCTGACATATTCACCACCACCAAGATTTCCAACCTTGATCTGATTGTCTTTGTTTGCTTCATTTCCGTTGTGGGCATTGATAGCCTGAACCAATTCTTCAAATGTCAAAGGCTTTTCCCCAAAAATTGCTTTTAAAAAATCCATACAGTTTCCCTTTCTTTGTCTGTGTTTTTATATCTGGTTTCACCAGTGTGACAAGATTCAGTTTATATCACTTGAATCAGGTGAAATTGTGCAGTGCTTTTATATGACTTCATGCTTCGGTCAATATAAAAAGCACCACCCACTGAAGGATGATGCTTTATATTCATAGCTTGCTATTTAACCCATAGCTGGAAGATTGAAAGGATCACCGCCTTTCTACTTTCTTCCTTCTGCTTCAATTGCTTCCTTGTGTTTGCATCCTAAACCGCCATAATAGCTGTTACAATTATTGTGATGTTCGCATTCATTACAATTTCTTGGCATGGTCATAACTTCCTTTCTAACTAGCTAATTGGTTCGTTCTTAGTGATAACAACATCAGCTAAATCATCAGCTGTGATTGCTGTGAAATCTTCGTTATGTCGTAAAGCAATTTTAATTCTTGTTGTACCACTAACATCTGGCACTGTAAAATGTCCAATGCCATTTTCAACAGTGAATTTAATATTGTTAGTTGCTTCTGCATCTGCAAGCACTTTCGCACCAATTTTCGTATCACTATCAGAATTATAGCAATTTACTTTATCATATGGATATGATGAATTATACGCAAATGCAGGTTTAACATAAAACACGTCACCAGCAACTGCATCAATATAATCTGTTATAAACACACCATTTTGTGTTGCTGTTGAAGATGAAGTAAAACGTGTATTTAAAGTTGCTTTGCTTGCATCAAATAAGTTTGTTACCGCTTTTTCAATTGTTGTTACTGCAATTTCAATGTTGCCAGTAACATTAGGAATTGAAATTCCAACTTTTGAATATGCCATTTTTATTCCTCCTCCACATAAATCAAATTACTTGTTGGGACTTCCACACCGCCCATTGTCACTGTTATAGAACCGATTCCAAAATCATCATTTGCTGATATAACAGCACCATAACTTTGACCGTCTATGATTTCAGATTGCGTATTGTTGGAAGTTACACCGTTCAAAGTTTGTGTGATTGTGTGTCTAGTGACAGTTTCACCACCACTTTCAACATTTACGTTTACGCTTGAATAATGTTCAACATCATATTCACCATTTTCAGTAACATCTAAATTTCCGTATGGTACAAATGTTCCATTTACTACTTTATCAGTAATATCCACACCGCCCATTGTGACTGTGATGCTGTTAATCAAATAACCACCATTTGGTGTTATTTCAGCATCAAAAGGATGGTATTCATAAACTGTACTGGAATCATTGTCTATGGTTGAATCATCAAGTGATTTTGTCACCGTAAATGTGTCAATATCCGCTGTTAATGTGCTAGGCGAACCTTTAATCATAGCCCTACGGAAAGCGTTGATTTTATCAATAGAAATCCCACATTGAAGAAGATAATTGACCGCTTTATCCCTGAAAGTGTCACCGCTGAAAGTATTGATATATTCAATTCTGCTTGTCCAGTCAGTTTCATTTCTTCTTCTTGCACTATCGTCTGTGTCTGCACCTGTTGAAAAACAAGTCAGTTCATATTCTTTATCAATATCACTTTGTGAAACACCAAGAATTGCATCTATTAACAAAGTAATATATCCAGTTCTGTCTGCCCCTGCCATGCAATGGTAAAAAGTTGGTTTTCCTGCAATAGCATAATCAAACATTTCATCAAATACCTTTTTTGTTTTTCCGCTTGTCTTCCAATATTCAAGTGTTCCATAAGTCATATCAATGCAGAACATATCAACAGAAGCACCAAAGCCGCTTTCTGTTCTGTCACCAATTTCTTCAGCTGACTGCAAGTTGATTTCTTTCTTCAACTTGATCAGATTGTTCCACATAGCCTTGTCATTGTCTGTGATTTTTCCATATGGTTCATTACCCCTGAACAACAGCCCGTATTTAATAGTTCCACCATCACAATTCCAACCACCAATGTCACGACAGTTTCTGAACAATTCAGCTTCATTGTAAATCATTCTCAAAGCCCCTGTTGGAATTATGTGACCAACCTGAACAATTTCACCGTTGTTTCTGACAACAAAGTCACCACCATCTGTTGTTGGTGCAATGTTGTATATAGTATGACTTCCAGCACTAACTGTTTTCGCATATGTTCCACCATTACTGTTGTCTATCACTTCAAGTTCACCAGCAAGAAGTTCAACAGTATATCCAAAAGGTTTTGATTTTGCATAGTCTGTACTTTGTGTTGCATAATCAGCAATTTGTGAAGTTGTATAATCACTAGCATCATAGGTCACATTGTCAATGAACTGTCCTGCAACTGCATTTCTTTGTGAATATGTTGCTTCTAATGGTTCAATTCCGTTTTGAACAACAACTTCTTCAATAACCAGTTCACCTGAAGCCACTTCAACAGTCACCTGTTCATCCTGTTCTGTTACATTGACTTCATCACTTTGTACTTTTATTACAATTGCCATATAACCACCGCCTAACTTTCAAACAATGTTGGATTCATCACCAGCTTCACAATAGGTGTTTCTGGTTGATATTCTGAATCAGACAATGTGATTCTTGTGTCAGCATAGAATGGTTTGTCAGGCTTGAACAGTGCTGTTTCTTCAGCTGTCCAAATAACACCAACCACATTGTCTGTCACCAGTGTTGTGTCAGTGTTCGGATATGTGGCAGTTTTCAAAGGTGCTTCACCAATGTTCTGTGAAAAGGCAAATTCAATCTTTGAAACTGTTGACCAGTCAAGCCCCTGAAAGTTGAACTTCAAAAGATTCTTTGTTAATTGTTTCATAGATTTTCACCCCTTCCTTATCCGCTTATATTTGCAATTGCTTCTGCAATCGTTTTGTTGATGTATGTCTTTGTATCAATGCCATATTTGACCGCCATATTTGCCCCAGAATCATTCAGAATTGTTGTGTATGGATAATTTGTCACTAAAGCCTTAAACGCTTCAATTTCGACTTCTGACAAAGGAATTTCAATAGGTTCTGCAAGTACATACAATAATTCAGAACCATCAAATTTTTCTTTTAATGTTTCCAACGTATCTGTCTCTGTTCCTGAAAACCCAAAAGAATTTTTATTTTCATAAAATTGGTCTTTATCTGTAACTAACCCTGAAACACCAACAAATAATGCTTTATTGCAAATAGCACCCAAATTCAACATTGCAATTTTATCGTCTGCTTTAGAAATACCGATTTGTAAGCCACTTGAAAGAGTTACGATATTGACAATTGAAACTTCTGTGCATTTAATTCTCTGCACATACACACCACGCACAAGGTCAATTTCATCACTGATCCATTCCTGACCGTTTGCATCTGTGCAGTTTCCATCAGATGTAACAGGGATTGCATGAAGTGTGTATGGCAACTGAATAGATTGTTCTTTTGGTGCTTCATAAGTTTCATTTGCTTCTGCAATTCTTATCATTGGATAAATAACTAAGTCATTGCATTCAATATCCTTTTTAATCCATATATATGTGCGAGTAGTTTTTGCTTCTTGTGGATAAATGAATTCAATTTCTTTTGATTGAACATATGCTATGCTATCAACAACCGTTTTATCTTTCGTGAAGTAACCAACCATCATGGCAACACCATCAATTGTGTTGTCAAGGGATGCAAACAATCTTATACTCTGATAACCGATTGGTGTGTCAGTGTCTATAACATAATAGGTTTCAGATGTTGATGTACCATTGATTGTGATACTTCCATCATCATTGGTGTTAAACACTAACCCTGAACTTGTTTGTGTTCTTATTTTGTGATTTATCAAGTTTTTACTTTGAACAATAACAGACGGATTTTCCACATTGTTGATTTCCTGTGGATATTCTGGATTTGGTGAAGGGATTCCACCTGTGAAGGCTTCCCATGTTCCGTCACCATCTTGATATAGCATCGGTTTAAAAGTTGTTGGAACAATAGTTTTTCCAGTATCACCATAAATGCAAACCTGAATATATAATTCTGTATCGTCAATCATTTCTTGTGTGATTTCAGCATTTTTTGCAACGCTTGAAATGTTTGTCAATTCAAGATATACCTTTGATTTGTTGCGGATCATAACGCTCAAATATGGAAATGACATTTTTTCAGTATTCAAATAAAGCGTTCCTGTTTTAAGAAGTGATAATGTTTCTTCATGGGTAGTTGAATATCCAGCATTAAACCCAGCTGTCAGATTTCCGCTACCGCTTATAGTGAAACTTCCATCACCATTATTGGTTACAGTGCAACCACCTGCTGTTTTCGTTGCTATCCTGTTATGATCTAATAACTGATAACCGTTTGTTGTCTTCTGTGTAGATTTTCCAAACACACTCATTTCAACAAATGGCTGTTCTGCACTGTCATCCAGAAGTATCACTTCCCCTTCAGCACTTCCAACGATAGCAACCGCCTTTGTCATGTTGTTTAGGTGAATCTGTTCCCTGTCAGCTTCAATTGCTTCAGCTGCCGCTTTTACATTTTCAACCTGTGTTGTTCCTTCAGCCTGAATTGCAGCAACCTGTGCAGCACCTTCTGCTGTTACCGCTGCAAGTGCATTCTGTTCAGCAAGATTGATGTTTGCAACAGCATTTTCTGCATCACCAAAGATTTCATCTTTCCACTGATCAACAACATTTGGTGCACGTTCTACAACCACACCTGAATTGTTCTTTCCTTTTCCAACCGTCAAATCTGTGTTTGTCAGTGTGTTCCATTCATAATCACTGACACCATCTTCCACACATTTGAACTTGATTGAAAATTCCAGTGATCCAGCATACTTTGTTGCTGTGTCAATGATCAGCCAGCTGAAGATGACCACATTTTCATCATTTGGGCTGATCTGCTTGTCTTCTACTTCATAATAGTCCGAACTAACTTTGTCTGTTCCTGTTTCAAAGTTGTCATAATGAACTTCAATTTCAGAACACTGCAACATGTCATGTCCTTCAATATATCTTGGAACATCAAAAGTGCATCTTTCAGAATTGTGATCACCTTGAACCAGTGTGGTCTTCTTTGATGATTCATTTTTGATCTTCCTTGTAATTGGATCAATTGAAAAGTGTGCATCAGAATCATACACACTGTGTTTGTGTCCCATCCTTGCGCCTTTCTTTGTATAAAAAAAGCACTGAAATCAATCAGTGCTTTGGAATCTAATTATTTTCTTGTGTCTTTTTCATAATATTCACAGTCAGCACCTTCATAATACACTTCAGGTGGTTTCTGTTCCCCTTCATCCCTGCTAAAGATCATGCAGTACATCTTTTCAGGTGCATCTTCAAAAGGTGGATCACCATGTGAAAACCTGCAAGTTTTGCACTTCTTTGGATTGATCGCTTTGCAACCAAACACATCATTCTGTTGTAAATTGCTTTTTTCCTGTCTTGCCATGGTTTATCTTCCTTTCTTTGTGCTACCTTTCCATTCAGAAGGATCTTGTTGAATCAGATCATATCCCTGTTCTGGATGTACTTCCATATCAATGTATATTGTGCCGCCTGATTTTTCAATCTTTGTGATCGTGTATGATGCACCACGCTGGATGATCATTTCTGATTCATAACCAAATGATGATTGTGTTGAAACACCATCCCAATGCAATCCAGAACCCCTTCCAAACGCTGAAAACGGTTCTGCATACATCATTTGCGTTCCCTGTGGTGCATAAATGTTCAGGATGCAATCACCGCTGAATCCTTTGCCTTTTGCAACACCTGTTGATGTGAAAGAATACATCCTGTTTGATCTTCCAACAAACTGCTGCAACTCACTGTCAGACATATATTTGAATGTGTCTGGTGACAATCCAAGGAATGATTCCATTGCATTTCCACCACAACCACGCTGCAACCACATGTCAAAATCATAGGTTGATTGACTGATCAGATTAGTCATGTGCCTGATTTCATCACCAGCACCTTCATAATCAATCCATACTTTTCCGACACCTTTATTATATTTTGGTTCCCATCCAGAACCATATTCATGATATGGTTTTTCAAATCCTGAAAGTGGTCTGTTGAACTTCCCTGATCCGCTGGTGTAGTCATAGATTGCATATCTTTCTTGCTGACTTCCCTTTTTCCAGACATCACTGCAAGTATCACGCAAGCGTGCATCTGCATCCTTTGTGTTTTTCGCCCACATTGCTGCATCTTTTCTGTCTTGCGTGAATGCATCTAGGTCTTTGGAACTAATTTTACCACTTTTTTGAAGTTTTTTCAATTCTGTGGTTGTATCATCCAGCTGATCCTTGACCTTCCAATATGCTTTCCCTTTATTGTCAAAGTCCTTTGTCTTGTTCAGAAGATCATTGAATTTGTCAATGTCATCCTGACTGGTTGCTTTTTTTATCTGATCTTCATAATAATCAATCTTTTTCTGGATGCTTGACTGCTTTGATTTCCAGTCTTTGATTGTGATGTCATCCTGCTTGTACCAGATACCATCAAATGTTTCTGTATCATCAAACTGATCCAGCTGATCCTGAAGAAGAATCTGTTCTTTCTTCAGCTTCTTTGTTTTTTCAGCAACAACTTTCTTGTCCAGTTTATCCTGCCAATCATCCATCTGATCTTGCAGGTCATCCATTTCCTTTGAAAGTTTCTTTGCTGCTGTTTTGTTTTTGTACTGATCAACTATGTCATCATAATCACCAAAGTCAAAAACAGATTTTCCTTTCTGGTGCAATTCATCAGCTGCATTGAATGATTTGTCATCTAAGATTCCATACAGCTTTTGATCTGCCTTTGATCCCTTGTCCCAAAGTTCATCATATCCACCATACTTCTTTTCAAGTACATCCATTTTCTTCTGTGATGTCTTGATTGTGTATGCTTCATCTATTCCATCAAAAGCTTCATCAACACTGTTGTGCTTCTTCTTGAAATCATCATAAGAAAGACCAGTTGTTTTCTTGAACTGATCATCAAGATCATCCATCTGTTTCTGACCATCAGCAAGCTTCTGTTCCAGCTTCTTCTTTGTCAGATATTCTTTCTTTGGTTTCACATCAGGTTCTGCTGCTTGTGTTGCATTCAGATATTTTTTCTTGAAATCATCAAAGCTGTCATTCTTGTCCAGCCCAAAAAAATCAGCACGTTCTTTCAGTGTTTCCAGTTCGTCATCATCCAAAGCCCATCTTGCACGCTGCAACAATGCACACCTGCAATTGATGACTTCAGCTGCACCACCGTTTGGATCAGAAGGAAA